GATGGGGAAGGAAAAGGAAGGCCGCCAAGCCGGCGTCAAGGAACGCGTCGCCAAGCAACAGGCGGTCGCTCCCGCGGCGAGGGCCGGCGGCGGCCGGGGATCTCCCCCGCCCGCGCTGTCTGATCGATCCGGGACGGACGCCTGGATGAAGGCCCGTTCCGCCCAGCTCGCTAAGCGAGGCTAGGCCCCGCCGGAATCCCCCTCGGGGCTCCGGCTACTACCCCACCAGCCCACCCATGCAATCGGCCCCACGCCCCGCCTCTGGCGGCTCGGCGTGCGGTCGGCTGCGCCACCCCTCCCAAGAGAGTGAGAGAACATGCCCAATACCCTGCTGACCGCCACGGCGATCACCCGCGAGGCGCTGCGCGTCCTGCACCAGAAGCTCAACTTCATCGGAACCATCGTCCGCGACTATGACAAGCGGTTCGCCGTCGAGGGTGCCAAGATCGGCGACACGCTGAAAATCCGGCTGCCGAACCAGTACGTCATCCGCCGCGGCGCGACGCTCGTTCCGCAGGACACCAAGGAAACCAACGTCGAGCTGAAGGTGAAGGACCAGTACGGCGTGGACCTGAACTTCACGTCCGTGGACCTGACGCTGAGCCTGGACGACTTCTCCGAACGGATCATCGAGCCCGCCATGGCGGTGCTGGCCGCCAACCTGGAGGCGGACGCGATGACCATGTACAAGAAGGTCGCCAACCAGGTGAACAACCACGGCAACGCGCCGGGCTTCGGCCACGTCCTCCGCGCCCGCCAGATGCTGGTGGACAACCTGGCTCCGCTGTCGGGTCGTTCGGTGAACCTGAACACCAACGACAACATGGACCTGGTGGACGCCCTCAAGGGCATGTTCAACGACAAGGAGACCATCTCCAAGCAGAACCGCGAAGGCTTCATGGGCCGCACCGCCGGGTTCGACTTCATGGAGAACACCCTGTGGCCGCGTCACCTCCGCGGCGGGGCGAACGGCGCGTACGTGACCAACACGACCGCGCAACTCCCCCTCGCAATCGTCCCGGTGAACTCGCTGGCCGTAGCGACCGGCGCGGGGACGATCCTGGCCGGCGACGTGTTCGAGATCGCGGGCGTCAACCGGGTCCACCCGGAGACGAAGGCCGACACCGGCATTCCCGCGCAGTTCGTCGCGCAAGCCGACCTGGCCGGACCTGGCGCCCTCACGTTCCTGCCCGCCATCGTCACGGACGGCGCGTACAAGAACGTCGTCGTCAAGACGCCTTCGACCACGGCCGGCGTCACCGTCGCCGGCACTGCGAACGGCGTTGCCGGGATCAGCATGGCCTACCACAAGTCGGCGTTCGCCTTCGCGACCGCGGACATGGTGATGCCGCGCGGCGTGGACTTCGCCAGCCGTGAGACCTTCGACGGCATCTCCATGCGGATCGTCCGCCAGTACGACATCAACAACGACAAGTTCCCCTGTCGTCTCGACGTGCTGGCCGGCTGGGAAGCCATCCGTCCGCAACTGGCCTGCCGCCTGGCGAACCGCTAAGCGGCCGACGCCAGCCCAAGACCGGGGCCGCCCTTCGGGGCGGCCCGTGTCTTTTTCCGAATTCCAAGGGCGACCCCATGAAGCCGTTTCAATGGCAGGACGGCGCGACCGTCCAGCTCGCCGCCACCGCTGCCGGTGCGAAGGTCGCTTTCAAAGCGCCGCTTTCCGGCCCGATCCAACTCCGCATCTGGAACCCCGGCACTGAGCCGGTCTTCATCAAGCGCGGTGACGCAGGCGTCAGCGCCGCCCTCACGGACCTTCCCGTGCCGCCGGGTGCGCTGGAAATCCTGACGATCAACGACTTCAGCTCTGTGAGCCACATCGCCGGGATCACGGCGTCCGGCAACGTCACGCTCTACATCACTCCCGGCCAAGGCGTTTAAACGTGGCCGTCCATCGCGGCCTCCGCGGGCCGGGTCACAAATCGCGGCTCTTTGCCTCGGCGGCCGGGTGGACGCCTCCCGCGCCTGGCGGGACGTCGCCGACCCGCTACAGCGTGTTCGGGACGGGCCTTCGCTTCCCGATCAGCAACGCCACGCCGGGCGCTGGCAACACCTACCACGTCATGGAGAGCTACCTGGGCACGCCGGCCTATCCGGTGAGCGACCCGCGCCTGCTGTTCGTGATGCAGTGGCAGCTCAACCTGGGCAACGAAGTTCAGGCCTCCACCACGATCACTCTTGAGTGGCTGGCCTTCAAGGTGGGTGGGGCCTGGGTTCAGGCTCCCGGCCTGCCTGTCAGCGATGCCGGAAGCTCCTGGGGCGTGTGGTCGCCCGCAGCGGTCGGGCTGACGCTCCCGGCCAACAGCATGATCCAGTACCGGGCTTGCTACAGCTTCGCCAACCCGGCGGTTCCTGTCCCGGTCAGCCCGAAGAACCATATCCTAGGGTTCGACAAGTCCACCGTCGCCACGACGCTCGCGGGCCTCAATTCCTACAAGCCGGCGAACGGCGCGACTTCGGAAACGGCGGTGCCGACCGGCACTCCGGGAAGCATCTTCCTCACGCCGTCCGCTGCGGTGGCAAAGGGCGGAGACGGGCGGCCGGCCTTCGCCATCGTGTCAGACTCCATCGGGTACGGCGAAAACGGAACCTCCGTGCTTCAGTCCTGGACGGCCCGGCGTGAGTGGTCGCACCTGGCTATTGGCCTCGACGACGCCGCACAGTCGAAGCGGTGCGCGTTCGTCCACTTCGGCATTCCGGGGCAAAGCCCAACCGGTACGGGCTTCAGCAACCGCAGCTCATGGGTGAAGAAGCTCGATGCGCTCAAATACATCACTGACACCTATGGGGAGGTTCCCTTTGACAAGGTGCTGAGCGCGATGGGCGAGAACGCGGTGTCCAACACGCCGCAACTCGCAGCGGCCATCATTCCCCACTACCAGCTCATGACGACCGAGTGGGGGCGGCCCTTGATCCAGGCGCAGCTCCTCCCGCGCACCCGCTCAATCGACCGCTGGCAGAGCGACGCCGGCCAAGTCCCGAACGTGGCCGGAGCAGACACCTATCCGACCGGCGACCGTTGGCTGTTCAATGCCGCCTGCGATCCGGGCGGCTCGCTGCGGACGGGCGGATATCTGGCCGACAGCTACCGCACCTGGGCCGCCGTCTCCTACGACCAGGCCGGTAAGCGGGACAAGTACGCGGTTCGGCCCTACTCGGGCACCATGACGGCGAACTACAGCGGCGGGGTGATTACCCTCGACACCGCGCCGCCGCCGGGGATCGCGTTTGAGTTCGCGGGCGACGCCTACGCCACCAACATGGCGACCTCAGCCGGAACCGATCAGCTCACCCTCACGGGCGTCACGGGCACGGTTCAGATCGGTATGAGCACTGCCCTTGGGACGCGGATCATTGCGCAAATCTCGGGCACGCCCGGCGGCGCTGGCGTCTATCAGATGAATTCCGTTATCGGGTTCAACGGGAACTTTGCTGACCAAGGCTTCGGCTTTGGAACCGGCATCATCTACGACGTCAACGGCTCCGGCCCCTACGTCTGCAGCGTCGTTCCCATCGGGATTTCGACGCCGCCGGGGGCCGGAACGCTCATCCGGGAAATCCCCGGCGACGGCTCATCGCTGCACCCGAGTGGGCGGCTGCACAGCACAGTGCTCCCCCAGGCCACGATCAACTGGAAGATCAGCGCGGGCCTCGTCTAGCGATCCCTGAGGCCGCCGCAGCCCTGGCGGCGGCCTCCCTGCCGCACTTGCTCTCAATGCCTATCCACGGAGCCGTATATGGCCCTCTCGACCTATGCCCAATTGCAGGCGCGCGTCGCCCGCTGGATCGACCGCGACGACCTCACCGAGGACATTCCCGAGTTCATCCAGCTTGCCGAAGCACAGATGCTCCGCGATCTGCGCGAGCGCGGCGCGCTGGTGTTCCCGGCCATCGTCGCGCTTTCGGATGATGTGCCCTCCAATTGGGTCCTGGCGGATCACCCGGACGCCTACCTGGGCGGGGCGCTCGTCCACGCCTACAACTTCCTCCGCGACCCGGAGGGGGCGGGGACTTGGGCCGGCTTCTACAGTTCCGCAATCTCCGGGATCGTGGACAAGTACCGCAGGCCCGGCGGCGAGCTGAAAACCGAGCTGGCCGCCGTCCTCGGTCAACGCGCCTTCGACATCAACGAGGGCTAGGCCATGCTGGTCATCGGGCCTGACATTCCGCCCGCGCTGCTGCCCTTCGCCCAGGCCGTCGTGGACGCGCTGGGAGAGCTGAAGGAGCCGGCCGCGCCGTTCAAGCTGCCATCCCTGCCGACGCCTGCCGATCTGCCGCCAGCGGCGGAATGGGGCCTGCACGGGATCGTGGTGGAAAGCCTCAACTGCCTTGTCCACTCGACGCTGATTGCTGGCGTGTGGACCTGGCGTCGATCTGATGGGAGCGCCCTCTAATGCCGTCATCCTGGACCTTCTCGCTCCGCTTCGAAAAGCAGGGCGTCGGCGAGAACCTGAACACCTGGGGTGTGCGTTTAAACAACGCCCTGGAGCGCATCGACAAGGCTATTGCCGGCGCTACCCCCATCGCCATGACGGGGGGCGTTTACACGCTCTCCACGGCCAACGCGACGGACGATGAGGCCCGGTCCGCAATCCTCCTGCTGACCGGGACCGGGGGAACGCTCGTCATCCCTCCCGTATCCAAGCTCTACACGATGCGGAACGCCGGCAACGCCCCCGTCCTGGTCACGACCGGGGCGGGCGAGACGGCGACCGTCCGCCCCGGCGACACCACGCAAGTGATGTGTGACGGCGCGGGCTGCACCACGCCGAAAATCGCCGGCCTCGACGTGAAGCAGTATGTGGACGCCCAAGCCTGGAATGGCATGACGGGCACGCTGCCGGGTCAGCTCGGAGCGGCCAACCACATCCTCCGCACGGACGGGACCAACCCCTATTGGCATCTGCCGACCACGGCCATGCTGGCCGACATCACGACCTATACCCGCGCCCGTGAGGCGCTGGCTCTGGCCTTCGCCGTAGCGCTCTAGGCCCGGCCTCACCCCCAACCGATCCCCATAGACCCGGCGTCATCTCGGCGTCGGGCGCTTCCTCATGGAGTTAACCGTGGCTGTCACCGCGAATAGCATCGTCACGCCGCAAACGCCGTTCTCGCGCCAAGTCGCGACGGCGGTTGCCAACACCAACTTTGCGGCCCCGACCGCGACCTCTACGCTTCTGGACCGGGCCGAAAACCTGAACGGGGCGCGGATCACCCGCCTCTATGCCATCCCGCAAGTAGCGGTCGGCACGGCGAGCAACTGTCAGGTCTACGCCTACGACGGGACCAACAAGGTTCTGATCGAAAGCGCGCTGATGCCCACCAGCTCGGCCGCCGCGAACGCCGTCAATCCCAAGACCGACTTTGGCTATTCGGATGGTGCGGCCCTGATCCTGCGCGCGGGCTGGGGCCTGGAAGTCGCGCCCGGCCAAGCCGTCGCCACCGTGTTCCGCTGCGAAGGCGGGCTCTACTAGTGAACGGTCAAGGCATACGGGGCCTGGTGGCCCAAGGGCTCGATGGGCAAAAGTCGCTGCCCGCCGTCGTCCCGATGTACTGCGCGGGCTTCACGTCCGGGTCCGGTCTGACCCCTCCGCAGAGCGTTCCGGTACGGGCCTTCGTTTGGGCCATCGGTGGCGGTGCTGGTGGGCGGTCCTACGTCCTGGGCTCGGGCATCGCGGACGGCGGGGCCGGAGGCGGCGCTGCCTATGGCGAATTCCTGCTCATGCCGGGCCAATCGCTCGCCTACGCCGTTGGCGCGGGTGGCGCTGGCCTCTCCCAAGCGGCGACCCCCGGGGGCGACACGACGGTGACTAGCCCGTCTGGCCGCCGGCTCGTGGCGCAAGGGGGCCAGGGGCGCATCGGAGGCCGTGGGGACGGCGGTCTGCGCAACTACAAGGGCGGGGACGGCGGCGACTACTTCGCCCCCGGTGCCGGGTTCCTGGGTGCGGCGGGGCCGGATGCCGGTGGCGAGGGCCTTCCGGGGCAGGGCGGGAATGGTGCTCTGGGCGGCGGCGGCGGCGGTGCTGCAAGTCCCGGTCTCCCTCCCGGTCTACTGGCGGCCATGTTCGCTCCAGGCGGTGGCGTCAACGGCACGGATAACGGGGGGCTGAGCGCGCCCCTCAACTTCGGCGGCGGCGGCGGCGGGAACACCAACGGTGCCGGAGGTGCGGCCCATAGCGGGCCGGGAGCCGGCGGCGTCCTCGTCATCCTCATGATCGAAATTAGGAGGTAGGCATGAGCCGATACCAACGGAAGAACCTCGCCACGGGCGAGAACGTCGGCTCGCCTGGGCCGCTCCCCGGCGATCTGGCAGGCTTCCTCACGGATGCCGACCTGGAGCGCCTGGCGGAGCTAAACCCCGCTCCCGAATACGAGGGGCAGGGGTTCTTTCGGGTCGCCGACCCGATGCCCGAGCCGCAGCCGCGCCGCGTCGCCAAGGTGGATTTCTGGCGGCGCTTCACGCCGGGCGAACAAGTCGCCCTGCTGGGCGCGCGGAAGTCGCTGGAGGCCATGACGCCGGCCGAATTCCAAGATCCGATGAGCGCGGGCTGGTGGGTCCTGGCCGTGGCCCTCCAGACGCTCGACATGATCCCGTCCGTGATTGAGCTGGACCACTCCGACACCGTGGCCGGTCTGGAGGCCTTCGCGGCCTCCGGCATCATTGCCGCGGATCGCGTCGCGGTGGTCCTGCAATGAAGGCTCCGTTTTCCCCGCCCGCCGGGCTGTTCTCCGACGACACCACGTCCGCCCGTGGCGGTCAGTGGGTGGACATGTCCAACATGCGGTTCTGGAACGGTCAGGCCCAGGTCGTCGGCGGGTGGGAGGCGATGACCCTCACCGCCCTAACCGGCGTCTGCCGCGGCCTTCACGCGTGGACGAACAAGGCCGGGCTCCTGAACGTCGCCTTCGGTACGCACTCCGCGCTCCAGGTGTGGCTTGACGGCATCCTGCACACGATCACGCCCACGCTGGCGCTGCCGGCGAAGACGCTGGCGGCCGACCCGCTGAGCACGCAAGCCGGCTCGCCGACCGTGACCGTGACGCAGGCCGGTCACCCGCACCAAGTCGGCGAGAAGGTGGCCCTATCGGGCGTCGTCGCGGTGGGGGGCATTACGCCGGCCGGCGACGTGATCGTGACCACGACCGACGCCGACCATTGGAGCTTCACCTGGAGCGCCAATGCAGCGTCCGCAGCGGTGGGCGGTGGCTCGGCCGTCGTGGCGACACCGGCGCGCTTGTTTACCGCGGGCGAAGTCGATGGGACCGGCGGCGCTGGCTATGGCACGGGGGCGTATTCCACGGGCGAGTGGTCGGAGCCGTCGTTGACGGCCTACTTCCCGCGCACCTGGTCGAAGGGCAATTTTGGGGAAATCCTGATCGCCTGCCCGCGCGGGGGCGTCATCTACGAATGGACGAACAACCCGGCCCTGCCGGCCGTCCCCATCGCCAACGCGCCGGCCAAGGTCACGGCCTGCCTGGTCACGCCCAAGGAACAGGTGATGGCCCTGGGCTGCAATGAGGAGGTGTCCGGCGCCTTCAACCCCGTGTGCATCCGCTACTCCAGTGTTCGGAAGCGGGGGGAGTGGAACACGGGGGCCGCGACCACGGCCCGCGAATACATCCTGCCGGGCGGCGGCTACATCGTCGGCGGCCGGGTCATGGGCGATTACATCCTGGTGTGGACGGGTCACGGACTGCACATCGGCACGTTCTCGGCCAACCTCGCTCAGCCTTGGTCGTTTAAACGCGTCCAGGGCTCGGTGGGTCTGATCGGCCCGAACGCCGCCGTAGTGGTGGGCAATGTCGCCTACTGGCTCGGGCCGGACCTCCAGTTCTACGCCTATCCGCTGGGCGGCTCGGTTACCCCGATGCCGTGCCCGATCCGTGACGACATGGAAGGCAACTTCGCCGCCTCTCAGGGCGACAAGGTGTTTGCCTCCAGCCTGTCGTCGTTCGGGGAAATCCGGTTCGAGTACCCGGACGCCCGCGACGGGTTCGAATGCTCCCGCTATCTCGCCTACTCGACCCTTGGGGACGTGTGGTCGCGCGGGATCATGGCTCGCTCCGCCATGCTGGACGCGGGGCCGCAGCCTAGCCCCATCGGCGTGTCGCCTGGCGGGTCCGCCTACTGGCACGAACGCGGCGAGAGCGACGACGGCGCGCCCTTCTCCTGGTTCATCGAGAGCGGTGACTTGGAGCTGGACCCGAACCGATCGCTCAGGGCTCGGAAGTTCTATCCCGACTTCAAGGCGCAGAAAGGCCCGATCACGGTCACGATCAGCACGCGCCAAGAGCAGCAAGGCCGGGTGCGGACCTACGCTCCGTTCTCGGTCGCGCCGGGGCAGGGGCAAGCCGACTTCCTGGGCTCGGGGCGCATCTTCCGCATTCGGTATTCGGGGCACTCCTCCCCGACCGCCGGCCGCCTCGGCAAGGCGTCCTTTGACGTGGTGCAGACCGGGGGCGGGAGATGACCGAGTGGGAGCGTTGCTCCCCTTGGCTCCAGGCGGCTCTAGACCACGCCAGCGGGGATTACACCCTGGCCGACGTACTGGAGCTGGTGCGCAAGGGCGACGCCCAATTTTGGGCAGGCAGGCAGTCCGCCATCGTCACGCAGGTTGATGAGTACCCGCACAGCCGGGTCCTCACCCTGTGGCTTGGCGGTGGCGATCTGCGCGAACTCAGCGACGACTTGATACCGAGGGCGGAGACGTTCGGCCGCGAATGCGGCTGCACCCGCTCTCGGATCATCGGCCGTCAAGGCTGGGCGCGCGCGCTGGCGGGGGACGGGTACAGGCCCGTCGCCGCCGTAGTCGAGAAGGTTTTCGGATGAGCTTCAACAGCAGCAAGACGTCCACCAAGGCGCAGAACCAAAGCACTTCGACGTTCGGCAAGACCACGACGCCGATCATGCCGGATTGGCTGGCCGCGTCCACAAAGGGCCTGGCCGACAAGGTGACCGGCCTCGCCGGTACGGACCCGTCGCAGTACGTGGCCGGCCCCAACGCCCTGCAAGGCCGCGGGGGAGCCCTGGCGAACGTCCTGGGCGACAACACCGGCTGGTACGACCAACTGATGGGGACCAAGGCCCCCACGGTCGCCGGAGCCTCCTATCTGGACGGCGGCATGGACAAGCACATGAACCCGTTCCTCGGGAGCGTGGTGGATAGCTCGCTGGCGGATTTCGACTTCGACGCCGGCAAGGCCAAGGCCCAAGAGACCCTGAACATTGCCGACCAAGACGGCTTCGGCGGCTCGGGCTCGGCGCTCACCCGGTCATTCAGTGAGGGCGAGCGCGCCCGCGCCCGTGGCGCTCTGGATAGCGGCCTGCGCAAGGACGGCTACGAGTTCGCCGCCAACATGGCGAACATGGACGCCGACCGCTCCCAAGCCGCTAGTCTGGCGAACCAGCAGGCCGCCCTCCAGCAGAACGATTTCCTCGCCAAGCTGGGCCTGGATAAGTCGGCGAGCGACCGCGACAACGCCAAGACGGTCATGGATATCGGCGGGCAGTTCCGCGACATCACCCAACAGCAGGCCACGGCCCCGCTGGACCTGGCGTCCTGGGCTGCGGAGACCTTCGGGAGCCTGCCGACGAACATGTTCGTGGGCGAGGATTCCAGCGGGACCACGAACACCTCCGGCACGTCGAGCAGCAAGGGCAAAAGCTCGGGCTTCAGCGTCAACGCCGCCGATATCGCCAAGATCATGATGGGAATGGGCTAATGCAGATTGGACGCCGCTTCGCCATGCCGAAGCTGACGCCGGCCGATGAGCTGGCGACCGTGGACCCCGCGACGATGGGCCGGGATTGGGGGCCGCAAGCCGCCGAAGGACCCGGCCGCGTCGCCCTGGAGCGGGGGGCGGACCCGATGGCTCGCGCGCCGGAGGCCTGGGAACCGAACGTCATTCAGCGCCTCGGAGGCATCCTGGGCGGGGTCGATAAGCAGACCATGCAGGCGGACCATTCCGCCCGCGAAATCGCCATGCGCGAGGCGCAGGACCGCGCCGGCCTGGTCGGTGGCCTGAGCGACCGTGAGCGCCTGGCCTACTACGCCAACCCCGAGCAATGGGGCGGCCGGGTGTCCGAGAATGTGGGCGCCCATCAGGTGCAGGCGGGCAACACCCTTGTGCGCCCCGGCTTCGGGATCACGGTGGCCCCCAAGCTGACCGAGGACGGCGGCGTGTTTGGAACGCAGACGCCCGGCGGCTGGAAGCAAACCGGAGCCCGCGGCCTGGGCGCGCCGGAAGTCGCGGACCTCGCGGTGGCGTCCGACAGGTCGGACCTGGAGCGGGACAAACTGGCCGCGCTCACGGACTACCGCGGCGGCCAGCTCGGCATCGCCGGCCAGCGCGTCGCAATCGCCAAGGCCAAGGCCGGCGGGAAGCCTGGCGCGAGTATGGCGGGCCTCGGGATGCCGACCGGTTACCGCCGCAAAACGCCGCAGCAATAGGAGGGCCGAATGGCTGCACCCAAACCCACCTTCTACGTCGGCGAGGAAATCGAGCCCGACGACCCGTCCAAGCCCGTCCTGGTCTGGAGCGGTAAGCAGTTCGTCCCCAAGGACAAGTACGAGCAAGGGGCCGGCGGCGCTGATCAGCGCAACTTTGACGAGGCCCGCGAATTCGTCTCGATGATCGGCAAGGCCGACAAGCTGACCCATGAGCCGTTCGCTACCGGGTTCGTCGGCGACAAGCTGGCGGACGATGGCGGCGGCCGGTGGCGCGGCGTCCAGGGTACGAACGCCTACGCGCTGGGGAAGGCCCTTGAGCCGATCCGCGCCCGCATCCAGCTCTCCAACCTCCAGAACCTTAAGGCCAGCTCCCCCGTGGGCGCTAGCGGCCTGGGCGGGGCGTCGGATGCGGAAGGCCGGGTTCTGCGCTCCACGGAGGGCTCCCTGGACGTGGGCAATAGCGCCGCCGATCTGCGGGCGAACCTGGCTCGCGTGAAACGTGCGCAGGCCCGCCGGGTGAAGGGCCTAGACGCCTCCAACGCCTACGACCTGGCGGCCGACGACGGCGGCGCGATCCCGCAAGGGGCGCTGTTCCGAGGGCCTGACGGCAAGACCTACACCAACACCCGTGGCGCTGGCGTGCCGTGGGCTCCGAAACCCCAACCCGCCCCGGCTTCCTCGGGCTGGTCGATCCAACGGGTGAAGTGATGGCGACGTACCGCATTCAAGGCCCGGACGGCCAAGCCTACAACGTGACCGCCCCGGACGATGCCGACCAAGGCCAAGTCCTGGCCTACTTCCGGGCCAACATGGGCGGCGGGACGAAGGCTCCGGCAGCTCCGGCCAAGCCCACCGGCTCGGACCTGGCGTATCGGGACGCGCAGCGGCGCGAGCGCAACACCCCCGCCCTGCTGCGCCAGTTCACGGCCGGCGTGTCGTTCAACCTGGCTGACGAGCTGGACGCCGCGGGCGCTGGCCTGGAAACCGCGCTGAACAATGGCGCTCGCCGGCTCACCGGCCGGGAGGGCGTCGGCTACACCTCGCGTCAGGCCTATGACGCGGTGATGCGAGCGCAGCGGGAGCAGGACGGCGAGTACCGGAAGGCGCACCCGGTCGCCTCGACTGCGGCCAACATTGCCGGTGGCGTCGCTGCGCCTGGCGCAAAGTTGGCGGTTGGTGTCGTCGCCCGTGGCGGCACGCTCGCGGCTAAGGCGGGGCGCTCGGCCCTGGTCGGCTCCACGGCCGGAGCGGCCTACGGGGCGGGCTCCGGCGAGGGCGCGCGAGACCGCCTTGAGAAGGCCGGTGGCGGGGCTGTCGGCGGGGCCGTCCTTGGGGCCGCGACGCCCTACGCCTTGGCCGTTGGTGGCCGCATGTTGGCTCCGGTCATTGACCCGCTGCTGGAGCGCGCACGCCCTGCTGCGGCGGCTGTCCGTGCCGCTGCTGGGGCCGGCAAGGGCGCGAGTGTTGAGGAGCGCGCCCGTGAGGCCGGGACGGCTATGGCGCGCGCCAAGGCGGAGCGCCTGAGCAAGCCGGAACAGCGGGTGGCAACCGCCCTCCAGCGCGCCCTGGAGCGGGACGCACAAGCCGGCCACGCGCCGCGCGAGGGAGTGCCCCTGTACCTGGGCGGCGGCGAGAACGTGGCCGGCCTGGCGGAGCTGGTGGCGCAACACCCCGGCGCGGGTAAGGGCATCATGTCCGACGCGGCGGAGGAGAGCCTGGAGCGGAACCTGTCCGGCTTCCGCGACGACTTGGCGCAAAGCCTGGGCGGTCGTGGCGGCTACCTGGAGCACCTGGCCGACCTCAAGGGCGAGCGGGCCACGGCGGGGCGCGGGAAGCTGGAGGAGGCCTTTGACGGCGCGCTGGACGCGGACGTGTTCAATGAGCAGTTCGGCGGCCTGATGCGCCGGCTTCCCAAGGGGACCTGGGAGAAGGCCGCGGACCTCGCCCGTATGGAGGGCCGGGACCCGTATGAGCTGGGCCTGATCCGCTCCGACACCTTCGACGGCCTGGAAGCCGCCGGGCGTTCCTCCGGGGTCGATCCTGGCGACCTGGCGGCGGTCGCCCGTGGCGTTCGCGGCGCTCCCGCTGCGTCGCAAGGTCGGAGCCTGGCGGCCTTCCTGGCGCGCCGTGGCGGGCTGCGTGACGACGCGGGCGGCCTCACCGACATGGGGGCGCACACCTGGCACAAGGGCCGGCCTTTCGCGGGTCGCTTGGTGCGGGAGGACGGCGCGCCCCTGGACGATGCGGCGAACGCGGCGCGCGAGGCCGGCTACTTCCCCGAGAGCCTGGGCGGCGACGATTACCACCCGGTGAGCGCGGATGACCTCATGGAGGCGTTGCGGGCGGAGCTGGCCGGCAAGCCGCGCTATTCCCAGCCTCGGCAAGCGCCCGGCCGGGAGGCGTCCCTGGATGACCTTCGCGGACGTTTAAACGCCTCGGGCGTCGATCCGCAGGACCCGCAAGCGGCCCGCCGCCTTGCGGAGTACGACGACTTCGACGGCATGGCCGCCGCCCATCAGGACGGGGCCGGGCCTGGCATGTCGCCGGACGAGCTGCTGCCGGTTGAGACGCCGACCCTCCGCGCCGCTCACTACGTCAAGAAGGCCCTGGACGCGCGCCTGGACCCGATGCGCAATCCTGTTTCTGGCCGGCTGAACACCGAGGGCAATCCGGAGGCCGGCGCTATCTCCAAGCTTCGGAGTGAGTGGGGCCGCTCCATGCGTTCGGCCTCGCCCCGCTATGACGAAGCGATGGGCCAATGGGGGGACGACAGCGAGGTAATCGAGGGCCTGGAGCTGGGCCGGAAGGCTCTGCGTGGCGGCGATGCCTGGTCGGCGGAAGCGGTCGCGATGCGCCATTCCGAGCTGAGCGACGAAGCCAAGCGCCAGTTTCAGCGGGGCGTCGGCGAGGCGATCCTA